CGAAGTTGAACAGTAGAATTAGGATTAAAGTCTTTTCCATTTATTTCTTCAAATTTACGAATGGCAGGGTCTTTATACATTTCCGCTACAGCTTCGTCTATCTGCTCTTGCATAAGAGACTGAGACTTTACTAAACGCAGTTTGTCGAAAGGTACACCATTGTCTTGAATGTCGGTCAAAAACCGGCATCCGGGAATTAATATGTTATCGTATACCTTTGCAAGACGCTTGTTCTGCTTAATCTTTATAAACTTCTCATAAAGAAGAAACGTACAAGCAGCGTCCATGCCTGCGTATAGCTTCATAACGTCGAAGGGGATATCTCCCCAGTTAAAATCAGCTTTGAGAATACCATGCTGTTTACGATACTTATCTATCCACTCGTACATGGGTTTCTCATAGTCTCCATAGATTGTATACTTCATAGATAACTGCTTGAGTCCGTGAGTACCTGGGTTCTCATCAATCAAATAGTGCAGTAACATAGTATCTTCAAACTTTGGAAAGTTAAAGTTAAAGTGATACTCAAAGAATGCCATATCAAACTTGGCATTGTGAAAGACCACTGTTTTTTCATTAAACAACTGCTGTAGCAGTGCCTCTGTTTCTTCGTCGAAACATTCTGTATCTATATAAGCCCCACGATCAGCCTCATAGCTAAGACTGATGCCAAGCATATACCCATCACGTGGATAAAGTCCCGTTGTCTCCGAGTCAAGAGCAACATAAGGCAGAGGGGCAGAAATAGCAGCACGAATAAAATCATTTGCTTCCTCCGTATCTTGTATGCCCCAAGCGTTGTACTCTGTAATTACTGTGTCTTGTTTATTACCAGTAATGTACTCTGTAATACTTTGCTTTGAGTCATCCCATGTGCGCTGAGCTTCCGGCTTAAACGCTAACATAGCAGGGTTAATTACAGGCAAGAACTTTTCCTCTACTTTCTTGCCTGAGTATTCTGTTACCGAATTAATCGGTGTAAAGTATTTCAAAGCATCACTACCGACGAGAATAACCCAGTCGTAGTCGTCTGTATTGATTTCGATATCACAGTCTCGCTTTAGTACTTTCTTAATGTTTGGGTCGGAGCAGAGCTGAAATTGATCAAACTCGAACTCATCGAACTCTTTTTTAAAATTTGTTCTACTTGGTTTAGTTTCTACTAATGCAACTTTAGGCATATATTTTACTCTTTAGTGTTTGTACTGATTTTAGGGGTAGAGCTCCAGGATCTGTGTCCTTAAGTGCTACATTTTTACTTGACAGACCTACTCTATCTGCCATCTCTTTTACTTCTTTAGCGGCAGTCTGTCCTGCATCGTCTCCATCGAAGAAAACTACTACTTCTTCTACACCTTGTATAGAGAGCATACGTAACTTATCTTCGTTAATACTTTTTGTACCAAAACAACAAATTGCGTTGGTTAGTCCTTTATCATGAAGGTTTATCATATCAAATATACCCTCTACTAGAATAACAGAACCTTGTATCGGCTCTACTACAGGGAATAACGGTAGCTTAGACCCCGCAGGGGAAAATTTATACTTAGGTAGTCCTCCAGTGGTATGACGTCCTTGAAAGGCTACTATACGATCTGATATATCTCTTATAGGAAATACTATTCTTCCAATATAATCAGGATCATGGTGTTGAAAAGCTTCAAAATTTTTATATGTTTCTGGTTTAATATTTCTCCAGTTACCTTGATAAAAAATAGCGTTTCGGGGAAAAGACAAACCTACACTTTCAGACCTTTTCTCTCTAATATTTTTTTTGAGTAATTCTCGTCTTACTTGTAAGTGGTTTGCCTTTTCCCCGAAATGACTGAAAATGTTTCCCTTAAAACCACAAGAGAAACACTGAAATATTCCTGTTATACGATCAATACGCATACTAGGGTTGCGGTCGGGGTGTTCAGGGTTTAGACAACTAACTAAGCAGTCACCTCCCTTTGGCATAAAATATACTTGTTTAGAAGTTAATAGTTCTTCTACTGTCACCGACCAATATCCTTAATATCTGTATTGTTTATAACTTGATATGCACCTTTATTATACGCAGGAGCAATCGTAAAATTTTTAGATTCTTTTATTTTGTAAGAGTTGTCTGGGGCAGAAGTATAAGTACTCTTTGCTTTTGCAGAAGGGTAGTAAGGAGTCTCTCGTCTATAGGATGCCCTTGTCTCTAGCTCTTTGAACTCGGGTGTATACTGTTTTGCTTTGGGCAAAGGCTTACGCTTCCTACCAGAAGTGGTATGTCGTAAACTGCCAAATGTAATTGCCATATGCTTTTTTCCTTTAAAGTATCCGTATATTATACGCAAAAGAAGCTAAAATGTCAAGAAATATTTTTAAAGATCATTAATTTCTTCGCCGGTTTTATGCGAAGAATCTTCTCTTTCTTTAGGAGTCATGGCAGACTCAGGGCCAATTTTTAGGCTGTCCCAATCTACTGTGGAAGTGAAAGACTTCATGGAGGCTGATCGCATTTTTACACAGTTTAGTGTAATACACGCGTCTTCGTGATCCCAGGTTTCTAGTGAATATGCAGCATCTGCAGCATCGAGAATACCTTTAGCGAATCTAGCTTCACCACTTGCGTCTGTTTGATAGGGCGAAAATACCGTACAATCATATTCTTGTGCCATAGACTTCAAAGCCTTACTTACTTCTATCTGCTCTGTCCAATCATATTGTCCTCCGCGAGACGGTAGACTCGACCGCTTTACCTGATTAATATAATCTACAATAATAACACCAACATTCAAGGGCTTAACTTTTTTGTCAAGCTCTGCACGAATCTTGGAAAGAGTAAGTGCAGGGTCATACACTACGTCCAGCTGTTGAGTCGGGAGTAGCTCATGCTGACTTTTAAGTGATGTATGCAATTTATCAAAGTTACGGTGTAGAGTATACTCCTTCAAACGGTCTTGTCCATCAACATAACGAGCTGCCCACCAGTTTGCTACTTTTTCCCACTCGGTAATACTCAGATTTTGAGTACGCAAACGAGCAAAAGGAACTTCAGTAGCGATGGAACAGCACCTTTGTAGTATAGACCGGCTATCCATTTCAATAGTGAAATACATAGCCGACTTACCACTGGCATATACTGCATTAGCAATATTTGCACAGATGACAGATTTACCAGCACCTCGGCGACCACCAACCATAACAAGATCTCGGGGGGAGAACTGTATTTCGTAGTCATACTCTTCATTGAGTCCGAGTTTCATGTACTTAGCTAAATCTTCTTCTGGCTCAAACAGTTCAATACGTTGCATACTTTCCTGCGGGTCTTCAAGATCAACTTTATCTTCAACGTCTAGGACGATCTGATGTAAGTGGTTTACAGAATCCTGTGCGCTTTCAAACGCAACAGAGTTCTCAACATAATCTTCTAGTGAGTCCAGAATTTCTTTTTGAGCATATTCGTTCTTCAGGTACTCTAAAAGCATGTATGGATCTGCATCCACTTCTACGCCTTCAATAGCGTATAACTTTTCACGAGTACCTGAGTCCCGAATCTCAAACTTCAGGTCTTCAATCGTGGGCATTTTATGAAAATCTTCACAATGTTTATCAATAATCTTATAAAGACTATGATACTCACTGGGTAGATAATGCCTATGCGTAACACTCCAAGTCTGAAAGTCTTGGAGCGCGAGCACTTGCTTTATCAACGCACTTGCGATGTTCAAAAAATTTCCCCCGAAATTAAAGATTTAGACAGACCCCGTAGAGTCTGTCTTTTAAAAACTAATAAAGATTAAGCAGATGCTTTTTCTTTCTTAGCAGCGCCATCATAGTCGGCAGCAACAAGGCCCCGACGAGTTAGCATAGTTTTAACACCACGAGCAGTTTTGCCTATAGTTTCAGCGATGTCTTCTACAGTCATTTCAGAAATATCACCAAGATCTGCTAAAGGATCTTCTTTAGCTGAACCTTTAGTGTGTTCCTGACGTGGGATAGCATCAATATCCCCAGAACGAAGCAGACTAAGAGCCTTACCACGTACAGAGTTTACAGAGCGATCAAGTGCATCAGCGATAGCTTCTACGAAAGCGCCGTCTTGTACCATAGATACAAAAGTTTCTTCCTCTTCTACAGAGTAAGTTCTAACGGTTTCTACTTTAGGAGCAGGCTTAACGTGTCCGGTTAGTTCCATGGATAGGATCTTACCTTGAATTGATTTAGCAGAAAAAGCTGCGCCATCAAAGTGTTCAGCGATTTGAGCGTAAGTATACTCACCGCTGTTGTCCTGTACGAAAGAAGACAAAGTGTCCTCTTGTTCAGGAGAGAAAGTTCTAACAGAAGATGCTGATGCAAGTTCTACGTCAAAACCCATTTTTCGCAGTTTACTAGAAACTGATCGAGTTGAAGTCTCGAGCTGAGCCGCTGCCTCTGCAACAGTTGCTTGAGAGATAGGTGCTTCATCACCAACAAAGTTGGTTAGTTCAGCAGTACGTTCTTCAGTCCATTTTGGCAATGCCATATATTATTCTCCGATTAAATCTAATAGATTTTCAATTATTGTTATGCCAGAATTTCTGGCTTGATTTGTTTTAGCGGACTCTATACCGCTTTCATTTACTAGTATCGTAACATCTTTAGTCAAGCTTGATTTTACAATATATCCTTTATCCAACAAGGCAGCAGTAGCCAATGCTTTAGTTTTATAACTTTTAAGTTTACCACTAATACAAACTGTACCTATTGTCTCTACAAGAGAGACTTTTTCAAACTTGAAATCAAAAGGTAAGCAGCCATCATAAAAACTATAGAAATCTTTATGTAACCACTTTAATAAGTTTTCAGTTGCCTTTGGACCTAGTCCCGCTGCTTTACAGTTACTCTCATTTATTTCAGTAATATCAGTAATTATTTTAGAGAGTTTATCACTAGCAGTTTTTCCGATTAAAGGTATGCTGAATGCAGCTAAAACCGTATTAAAAGGTGCGGCTTCCGAATTTTTAATTTCTGCATATAACTTTTTAGCCAACTTCTCGGAGGACAACCCTTCAGAAATATCTTCTTCTGTAAGAGAGTAGATCTCATCGATATCTGTCAAGCCAAGTTTATTGATAGCACTAGGACCTAACCCTTTTATTTTAAGGGTTTTAGCAAAGTGTTCAATTTTCTTTTGCTTTTGAGAGACACATGAGTTACTTCTACAGTAAAGAAGATCATTTGACCACTCAAGTAACGAACCACAGCTGGGGCAGTGGGTGGGGGCTTGAATAGTTTGCACTAAAGGATTCTCCGTGAAATTGAAAGTATATTATACGAGATTTTAAGGTTTCTGTCAAGAACTATTTTTTAATAGGTGCACTTAGGTTACACGTCGTAAAATTCGAGGTATAACCTCACCACTACGAATAACTTCTACATTACAGCCTATTTCAAGATCAAGACTGCGTATATAATCTATATTATGTAGAGTAGCTCTAGACACAATAGCCCCTTCTATATCAACAGGATCTAAAATGGCTACAGGGCTTACTACTCCGCTTTTACCCACCTGCCATGTTACATCTAATAGTTGGGTAACTTGGCCCTCTTTCTGCTCTTTTAAAGCAACAGAACCTCTAGGGTGGTGTGCTGTATAGCCTAATCTATCAAACTTATCACGGCTATCTAACCTATATACAAAACCGTCTGTAGGATAGTTACTTACATCGAACGTGCTAACTTCACTTATACCAAAATCTCTAAGAGTCTTTAGCGTGTGTTCTTTATAAGATCTTCCCTCTTCTTTGACAGTGTAGTTAATATCGTAGCCTACAAAAGTTATATTTCTTTGTTTAAATTCTTCTATATCTTTTAGATTTAGAGCACCTGAAGCATAATTCCTAGCATTAGGAATATCTTTAGAAGCGACTACTTCTCCAGTAATTTGTATAGTTTCTTTTACAGAAACTTCATTAGGAACTAAAACCTTTATCTTATTAGTTATGTCCTTTCCAACATTTCCATCGCCCCTTGTCAAGGCCAGAGCTAGTAATCCATTAACATATAGAATAGACACTGCGGCTCCATCTAGTTTAGGAGTACAAACATACTCTTTAAGGTTTGAAGGCAGATCTAATTCTGAGAATACTTTTTGTAAAGAGTACATTTTATAAAGATGAGGTATTCCATCAGTTACAGTGTAACCTATAGAATTATAGTCGTATTTCGCTGCAAGAGAATCGAACTCTGCATCGGAAATAAGAGGGGTACCTTGATAATAATGTTTACTTGCTTTATCTAAAAATTTTTTCATAAAAACTCTCACTGGAATATGTACATTATACAGACAGAACCAGCAAAAGTCAAGAACTATTTATAGATTTCGTCTATATAATCTTTAAAATGTTCTTCTATAATATCTTTTGATTCTGCCAACGATAGTATTTCTAGTAAACCTGAAAAGAGCTGCCGAGAATTGTTAAAATCCAATTCCATAGCTACACCTTCGGGAGAAGGCTTCCACTCTTCAGTAAAATCTAGATAATACTTTCTGACATGTAAGTACTCTATACCTCTAAAGGTATTGATAGTAAGCCTTACTTGTATCTCTTTATCCTCATTATAATGTATGATTTTTTCATATAGAGCGGGTGCTTCGTATAATTGCATATCATACCTCGTTTCTAAGAATAGACGAGAGAGGTACCACACTTGTTACGTTTTCGGGTTTGAGAAGTCGATATGAATCTGTGTCCCAGCAAAAAAGCAAAAGAGTCCTGTCGGATTCTTTTGCCCTATTTTTCTTGCCCGCTACATAAGGGGTGGTAAAGTCTAAAGTACAAACATTATACTTTAGTTTTTTAGAATTTTCACTGCGATAGGTGATTATAGCATCACCGTACTCAGTTACTAACGATGCTAGTTCCTCTTTTTTCACAAAATCTCCTTTTATTAGGTTAGCAAAATCTTTTGCTGTACTATATATTTGGAGAGCGGAAGCTTAAAGGTCTGTAATCGTTTTTAAAAAATGCCCGCCGAGCGCATCGTTAAGAGGCGTGGCGGGGCTTTAAGGTACTTTACGCTTCATTTATTGTTGTAATTATTGAAGTAAAGTATTGCGCGGCTTTACCAGTCAACTTAGAAATAATCTCTTCGTCAACAGATTGACCTGCATCACTTAAAGCAGCAGTAAGGGCTTCTTGGGCCGCTGCTTTAGAGATACGAGTGCCGCCTCCAGTTGTACCGCCGCTAGACTTAGCAGCGGGGGTTTTCTTAACATAAACGCCAGCTTTTGTTAAGATCATACGAACACCGTTAGGTGACTCGTCTAATTCTTCTGCAATATCTTTTACAATCTCCATGCTGGTTTCTGGAGTTGGTTGCGCTTCTTCATACATTGCTACTGCCTGTGCTTTTTTATCGTCATCCCAAGCCATGTTTCTTTTCCTTTTGTTAGTGTTTTTAAGTCCAGGTGCAAAACCTGTTCGTTCTAGTTGTTGCTGATAAAATCGGTCGCCCATTTGCTTCCATCACTTTATAAAAACATATTATATGTGAAATTAACCTTAAAGTCAAGAACTTTTTTTGTTACGCCAGTAATAATATTCCATATACTGAGGCCATCTCAAATACTGCTTTAAAGGATAAGCCCAATAAAGTCCTTGATATACTTTTTCTATGTTTTCTGAAGCATCGCACCAATTACACGGTGACCCTACTTCTGTACCTATTACAGTTTCTTTAGGGGCACAGAAGTGGTCCCACATTTTTATTTCCTTATCCATTCTTCTATCGTCCTTTTCTCTATATCTTCGTAAGTGTTAGACTCGCAGTGAAGTACTATTAACTTATCGCTTTTTGAATTTTGAGGTAAATTTACCCCTTGCAGAGTATAATCGTCGGTTATTTTTCTACCCGACGTTAGACTTTTAAAAGTAATAGTTACCCTCCCTACTTTTAGTGCTTTTATCATGTTTTCTATCATAATTGCTTATTTAAATCAATACCTAGTTTTGCTAGATGATTGAGCTTGCCCAAATCATGGGCACAGCTAGAGGCATAAAAGCCCCCTTTACCTGCGGCAGATACAAAGTCTAGTTCTTCAGCTTCTTTCTCAAATATATAAATTTGATACGCCTCACTACCATACTTCTCTAAGTATGTAGGGTTTTCGTATTTTTTATCCACAACTGCAGGGGCATGATATTTTGCAGACCATACTACTTCTCCAGCTTGAAAACTTTCAGATACACACTCATCTGGAAAATAATGTGGCGTTAATCTTTCTTCTTTGTTGCTCGGTCTTGATGGGACGCCAACTCTTTCGAGAATAGATCGTACAAAGGATGGACTTCTGAAGAGCCGCTTTGAGATATCTGAAACAGTATCTCCTCCAAGGAAGCTAGAACATGCCTCAGCGATTTCGCCATCACTCGCCGGACGACCTCGCAGACCTGCCTTACGCTTTTTGGTATATTCCTTTCTTTCGTCATGCTCTTCAATAATCTTTTGTAGGCGTGTTGTATTGTACGAGATATTTAGAATATCGCACGCCTCTTTCTTAGTTATGGGTTTAGTACTAGCGGAGCCAGGGTTTAGAAGCGATTTCACTTTCTCTATGTTCTTCGCCGTTAGATTTTCGTGATCCT